TTTGCTTTATTAATTTTTCTTCTAAGTGAATAATTTGAATTTACATTTTCAGAAAAATTAAAATTAGATAAAGATATTGTTTTAGATTCTAATGAAATTTCATCATTAACATATGGAATATCTGTAGTGGATGTAGGATATACTACTAAACCAGTATCTTTATCTATAATTTCTATTCTATCTCCTTTTTTTAATTGGGATCTGTCAACCGTATCTTTTAATATTACATTAGATCCAGAAAAGTTTTCTATTTCAAAGGAAGAACTGGTGTTATAAATCCAAGAATTTGCAAATATTTGTTTATATGTTTTATTTGATTCTGGATTTTTTATATTATCTCCAAGATTTTTTACTGTTAATATTTGCCCTTCATCGACAAGGACTGAAGTAGATATTTGCTCAAAATCCGATAATACTCCGGTCAATCTTAATTCAACCTTTTTATTAGAATCTCCATCTTCATATCCAAAATAAGTTTCATTTGATAAAAATATATTATCCGTAGGTAATATTTCTTCAATTATTCCAGAACAATTTAAGAATTGATTAACATTTTTATCAGTATACTCAATTGTATTGTTTCCAGAAACAATAGTTCCAGTTTTACTAAAACCAATTGTAGAATCTACTGAAATTACTTCAGAACCAGGTTCAACACTTTCTAAACATTTAGTACTTGGGGTAATTTTAAATATACCTTCAATTTGATTTTCATCATCATATCCAACAAATAGTGCTAATTTAAAATATTGGATATTATTTCTAGTAAATGATTCTACAGATGATACTGATGCTTTTGTTGATGTATCATCTGTTTTAAATATTGTTTGTCCAACTAAAGATAGTGGATTTCCAGAAATTACTTCTGCAACTATTATCTCTCTTCTTATAAATTCAGCATCAGATGGTTTTAATAAGTAATCTTCTAAATTAATAACTTTTGAGGTTTCTCCATATAAAACATTAAATAATATTCTAAATGAATCATCAGTTCCTTTTGCCTCATAAAATGACCTTGCTTCTTTAATAAAATTTCCTACATTTAAATCAGAATCGAAAGTTCTCTCTTCAAATCCTGGAGCAAATGTATACTTCAGTTTTTTATAAAATTCTTTTAAAAATAAAGAACTTAAATTCTGCACACTTGAACTAATACTATGACTTGCTGCTTCCGATTGTGAAAATAATAATTCACCTTCATTTAAATCTTGATGATATGTTGTTATTCCACTAAATCCTCTAATACACCCAGTAAAAGTATTGGTAGTTAATCCAGAATAAGTGATAATTTCATTATCGATTTTTAATAATCCATATTTTTGAGGAAATCCCTTTGTACTAGAAACATTTATTACATCATTATCTGTATCAATTCCTGATAATAGTGTAGTATTATCGACTATAACTTCAGGAGTTAAATTATCTAATTTTAAATATTGATCTAAATTTTCAGCAATATCAATCGGACCACCTTGATATTCTTGAGAAATATAATATTGCTTTAAAAAGTCCACTGTTTTTGGACTTTCATCCAAAATAAATTCTGGCAATTGATTGGAAATAATATCCTGAATCTTAACTCTAGATTCAATTCCAGTTTGTATCATATTACTCTCTAATTAATTGTCCGTTTGAATAACTAGATGTATAAAAATCTCTTACAAATACTGTACCAGAAGTTTCATCTCCGGATGAGATAACATCTTTTATCATATTTATTTTACTTTTAGAGATGTCTAATTGTAAATATAAATCTCTAAGTCCAACTACATCATTAGATTCGGGAAATGCTTGTATCTCAATAATATTATTTGGTTTTAATGTAGAAACAATATTAATAGTCCCCAAATTAATTTCTCCCTTAATATAATCAACAATACCTGCAGACTTGGACACTACTTGAACAGATCCATCACCCAAATTCTTAACAATTGATAATGTCCCAGTTTTCATATCTTGATTTGGTACATCAGTTAAATAAACCACATCAGGATCTGTAGAAATTCTAAATCCAGTTGATTTAATATTAAATCCATTTTCATTAGCATGGAATTGATTTCCAAAGCACAATTCATACTGTGTAAATTGATTTAATAATGCCGTAAGATTTCTCCTTATCTTTACTCTAGTAATATTTGATGTAATAGAAGTGTCCGTATCATCTATAGTTCTAAGAACCTTACTATATCTAAATCTTCCACCAAATTTATTAACATCTAATGATCTAGAGTAATCTGTTAGAGAATTTGATATTTTTGTTTTCAATGTCTCTGCTGTTGATACTTTAGAATCATCATAATATACAAAAGAATCTAATTCGACATATAAAATTTTAAGATCAACAATTTTTTGATTTATTCCCGATACTGAATATTGCTTCAATTGAGATAATATTCTTGATTTATTGAAATCGGAAACAAAATTACCATTTCTAGGTTTAATTGATATTTGAACTGTTCCAAATTCAGGCGGATCTAATTCCTCACCACCAACAACAGATACGGATTCAGTATCTGGATATATTTTTTTTATAATTGCTTCATAATCACGTCCAGTTACTGCCCTATTTTGAGTTGAATATATCTTCGGAGCATAATATTTTATCGAATTTATTGATTCTATATCAGAACCATTTTGTGCAAATGAGTTTGTAGTTATTGTGAATGGTTGAGGATTTAATGAATTTCCAAGATCATCAACTAAATTTCCGGAAAAAGAAAATACACCAGCACCATTACCATCTCTACCATCAGTAACAATATAATTTACTGTTATTATTTCTCCAGTTTCTAATTTCCTACCAATTAAACCATCACCAAATAATAATTCATACTTTTCATCTTGAACTTCCTGCAAAAGATATATTAAAGAAGTGCCATCAACATTAAATATATCATTAACTAGACTATATTCTACACCCAATCCAACTTCATTTTCTTTTCTTATATAAACCTTTATTGTTGATGTATCAATAAATGAATTATTTAAAATAAATCTTTGATCTAATGACCCATCATAAACAAATTGTTTAGTTAAAAATGTTCCTTGATGTATTTCTATATTGCTAAATGTCGATCTTCTGGCATTTACAGTATTTCCTCCCTGATCGAAACTAATGTCCTCTGCAGGTGCCTGAATATCCTCTGTAATTGAAAAAACATAAGATGTATTATCAATATCACCTACAGAAACTAATCCCCTTTTAAGGACCATTGTAGGAGTTTCTGTTCCATATGCATCAACAGTGAATGATATTGTTGCTTTTGCTGCAGTTCTAGATCTTGGAACATATCCAATATTTCTTGCAAGAGAAACAACATTTTCTCTTAATGTTGCAGAGTCTAAAAAAGACTCATTTACAACCATATTAGAGTTAAATGCAGTAATATAAGTATTATATGCAAGAGTATCAATTAAAACTGAAAAATTAGAACCCTCAAAGTCAAATCCAGTAAAATCTGAATTTGCACGCAGATAATCTTTGATGGATTCTTTTATTTGATCAAAATCTAGATTTGTAAATTTTGTAAAAGGCATATTTATCTTGTTGCCTCTAGTAGAAATGAATATTCTTGGGTTGGAAACTCTTGACCAATAATATCAAAAACTACAATGACATTAAATGCATTTTGATCTGGCAGTGGTTGAACTTCAACTTGCAAATTTTCAACTCTTGGTTCAAAGTTATTGATTGATATTTCAATTTGATCACTTATTACGGATGCAGTTCCAAAGTCAACAAATTCAAATAAACTTGACCTCACATCAGAACCAAAAGAGGAATTAAAAAATTTTTCAGTTGGTATTGTTTGCACAATATTCCTCACCGATCTGCGAATTGCAGATTCATTTTTCAATATAGGAAGATCATTTGTAATTGGATGTGGTTCAAATGATAAACTAATATCTTTAAATGCTCTAGATATCCTCCTAATTGCCATTGTAGTCAGAGTTTTCTTAAACTTATTTATAAGTTATTCTTGAAGATTTTTTTGATTCTTTTTAATATCATCGTGCATAATTTCCTGAAGCACTCTTTCTTCAGGATCTTCAGTTTTATTTGGTAAGGACCAATAATCTGAGGTTAAACTTGTGGTCCCCCATACCTCTCTCATATATTTTTTATCTCTATCAACTGGCGAATTACCCATTTTTTTCTCCTGTTTATAAAAAAACAGAACTTTTATAGGGGTTTCTATCCCTTTTGATTATTTATTTTTTGTTCTTTTGCAGTTTTCCAAAAATAATTATCTTCATTCCCCATTCCAAGACGATCAAAACTATTTTCAACCTGATAATATTGTGTGGAAACCTTAAAATCTGGATTTTTGGGATTTTCTGGAGTTAAACTATTATCAAAAATTCTGAGGCGATTGTTTGGATAAAGTGCATATTGTCCATTATTTAATTCAATGAGATTGTGAGATTTATGTTCTGCGGGATTTTCGCTGGTTGCCCAATCAACATAATCTGGATCATGATGATAATTATCGATTGTACAAATATATGTTCCTTTTTGAGTTCCATAATCTCTGGTATAACATTCAAAATCCATTGATCCAATGAACTTTTTGTCAATACTCACAACTCCATAATCCATACAATTCCAAAATTGCAAATTTGGCAAATTCATATCTGGATCTGGTTTTTTTGGTTTTGAGACAAAGGCACTAATTGGCAATTTATCATACATTGCTGCGTATTCTGGCAAATAGGTCTCAAAATAAAAAGCGCGTCCAGGAATCGACTTAATCGAAACCCAAACGCCCTTTGTAAATTCCCCGTGCCCACTTTGATGATCGGTTAGATATTCTTTACGAACCCATATTTCATATGAAGGCAAATTGGTAATTAAACAGCTCATCTTCTACCTTGTCCTCTATACATCTTACGCTTCCCATTACGAGAAGAAGAAGCATACTTGGTGTGCTTTCCATTTCCTTGACGAGTCTTCTTCGGTTTTCCTGGCATAAAGCCGTCCTTCATAATACCCACTTTCGATCGTACTGCCATAAGATTTAATACTCCGTAATTTTTGTTTCAAGATCTTGAGGTTTTGGAGAACCTGTCTGATAAAATTCAATTGACAGGTTCTCCATTATATCAAAGTATTCGTCTTGAGAAAGGTNTTTATATAATACTTTACCATTCTCTAAAATACTGTAATATTCTGCCATTNGTATCAGATCACGCGAGTCTTTTCGTGACCAACGCGAATGCGAGGATCACACCAAATCTCAAATCCTGCTTCCTTTGCATCNAGGCAGAAACTTACATCTTCTCCACACATATCCTGAACCTCTCCAGACTCAAAGACTTGCATCTTAGGTGCAAACCAAGGATACTTCATATCTTCGTGCTCAAAGACACCGTTCTTGATGAGTAACCATCCAAACCCTGCATAGTCCACAGTGAATGGTTTACGACGCTTAGAGATACTCTCTAGGGTCTCATGGTTCATAACACCGCCATTATTACGGAAGTCTTCTTCTTCCATCCAGTGTGCCACTGATGTCGTGCGCCCATCTTCTGTGCAATACCATCCTGAGGCAATGTCCTTATCCATAAGAACCAATTGCCAGAACTTTTCAGTATTAAAGACAATATCAGAATCAATCCAAAGTTGCCAATCATATTGAAGTTTTCCATCCCAAGGAAGTTGATCTGGTCCTCTGAGTACATTTGCCCCAAGACACTTACAACGGGCAAAATTAACCATTGAGGAATAATCTTGTGAAATTTGAATACTTGCACCTGCCTGAACAAGATCAAAACAAAGTTGAACAAAGTTCTTCAGGTAAGTATATGAGACTCCTCTACCAGGGAGACAAAAGACAATTGCCTTTCCCTTAACCATTTCTTTTGCTTTTTCATAATCCCATTCTTCTACTGATTCAGAAGGTTTGGGCGTTTTTGCTTTTACAGTGAATCCTTTTGCCATATTTTCTCCAATAACTTGATTAATATAATGGGTAGTATTCAAATCAATTCTACCGTATTATCTATAAGGTGTCAATCTATGATCTCTCTGATAATGATACAATCATTTTCAACTTCAATATTGAGTTCTGTTCCTTCATACCATTGCTTTTCATCACAAATCCATTGAGGAATAGTAAGATAAGATTCCCCAGAAATTGGATCGACCTCTAGGGGTGTAAAATTTTCTGCGGGATTTTTTTTCATATTTGTATATTCAACAACGATTTTATATATGAGATTTATGTTTTTGGATTTCTTATATGAGTATCTCTAGTTGTGAAATCCTTATTTCTTCCTTTATTAGGAACAAATCCGTGAGACTTATAAAAGTTTGCTAATTTTTGCTTTTTTCCTTTTTCTGGTGCCTGATTAAGCGTAATTCTTTTTCCTTGACGATCTGCATAAGATGATAATCCTTTCATTATACGAGATCCAATTCCTTGATTTCTTTTTTCTGGGGGCAACCAAATATTATTAAGACGAATATCACCAGAGGATGAATGTGATGTATCAAGATTAACTCCTCTGTGCTTTTTACCATAAGCACGGGAGATTTTGTTGAGAACTTCTTCTGGGGGTTTTGCTTTTTTTGCTTCTTCTATAAACTGAGAGAAGGTTTTCATATCAGCAATTTTTAGATATTTATTAAAACCTCATATGATAAAAAATTTTCGCGGAATTTTTTTATTTTGATGGTATTTTTTATTTCGATTTTGGTTTTTATGTGTTGAGGTTTTTATAAGTCTTTGGGGGTGGGGGGTTTTATAAATCTTTTGATCCTTATATAAACAGGTCGATCTGGGTCGTTTATAGCTTAAAGGGACCCATCGATTTTAGATACGGGGCGGCGAACGAACGAACGAACTGCTGTCACGCACGCACGAATCGCTGCCCCATAAGACTCATAGGGGGCAGATTGCCCCCCATAAGTTACAGTCACCACCCAAACTTAGCGGCGCAGATAGGTCCAATCCCGCGCTCAATCGATCGCGGATCGGTTAGTTCCCGCCCACAACATGAGCATTCTCCACTCTCTTTACCGTAGCGAATCGCTGCGGTGAGAGGATCCTGTGCTGCCTCCATCAGCACCGCTTTAATGTCATCCCCGAGGCGGGAATCCATCCCATTAGGTGTCACCTTACCAAGATACTTGGGTTGGAGACCGTAGTTTCCTTCCTCCCTTTCAGTCTGAGAGGTGACCCATAAGGCATCACCTGCCCTGTTAGGTTTGACGTTGATGCCTGCGAATCTCAGGGTGAGGCGCTTGGCACCCTTGTCCCTTGCCGCCTGAAAGGCAGCGAATAATGCCTCGAACTGCGACGGTGCTGCAGGATCCTCTGAGGCGCTCTGCCGTGTCTGAGACTCGCTGGCAAGGTAATGCGCCCATGCCAGTTGCTTGGCGCTGAGGCGCCCACGGGAGCGATAGAGGGATTGCGCGAACGATGACCGCATCCCGGCAAGCGCGGCAACCGCCTCAGCATCGCTGAGGTTGCTGATAAAGGTCACGACCTCACCCTTACGGGTGACGGTCATCTCCTGACCCTCACAGGCGAGGTCATACTCCAACCGCGCAGCGGCGGCAGGGTTGGTTGCATGGAGTCCAGCGATGGCGCGATCGATCACGCGATCGGCGGCGGCGGCGGTGTGGGTCATCGCGGTGGTGTGCGAACTACCCCCATAAGATCCCACAGAATGCCGATCCCGTCAAGTAGCAATGGATACAAACGTCAAAAATTTTAATAATTATTGTACGGCAGGGTAAGTGACTTGTTTTGTATGATCGCGGCGCCCCCGCTGCTTCGCTTGTCTCCCATATCCTACCACAGAATAGGGGCGACCCGTGGATAGGATCGCCCCCGTGTGGGGATCAGTACCCCAACCACACTAGGAACTCCCCGGCATCAACGCCAGTGTACCCCCAAGCGGCGAACGATCGCCCATAAGAGTCCTGAAACTCCCGGCGAAGTCCATGGTCGCAAGCGACCATGTATGCCTTCACCCACGCGATGCAACCGTTGGCGTCTGCGGTGGTGAGAAGCGATTCGGTGAAGGTCATGGTCATGAGGCGGTTGCGGTGTTCTTCCAAAGTCTACAGGATGGGGGTCGCGTGTGCAACCCCCGTGTGGGATCACCCACCAGTCTGCCACCTAATCTGAGACAGGATCTCCCTAAGGTCATCCTGCATCATCCTGGCGCCTTCGACGCTCAGGTTAGGACGCTCTCCGCGCAGCGCCTGTTGGATCCGATCCTCCCACAAGGAATCGGACTCTTGCAACGCCTGCTTCAGTGCTTCAATGGCATAGGTGTTGATCTCAAGTTGCATCGCGGTGGTGTGGTTGACGACCCCTTAAAGATCCCACAGATCGGCACCAGCGTCAAGTATCCGTTGATACAAAAACCAGAATAGAAAGTGGCACAACGGCAGGCGCGGATGCGGCAGGCGGCAGGTTAGGATGTAGTCAAACAGAGAGAGGGGTGAGGTAACCCTGAGGACGACAAAGATCGACACCCACCCTGCAATGAAATAATGTTAA